CTCCTTATCTTCTGGGCTTCAGAGAAGTATAGAGATACATTAGTACCTTCAAATGCACTGATGAAATTAGAGAATCCCTTTCGAGAAACACCAGCATCGGGTACTTCAATACCAAGTACTTGAGTAAATAATTGAGCTAGGTCTCGCCTGGTCGGACGAAAAACTCTCACATGCTTGATCTTGTACAAGTACAAGTACTTATACGTGAGGACAATATCTACTGTCAAGCATATGATGGTAGTTACACTTACTAAAGGCCAGAACCAGACAGGGTTCTTGCACGATTGGAACCACCCGCTACATATCGTCCTAAAGGCAAAGTAAGCAGCTAATGGAGGCAACGTACTGATACACCATACTGAAACAATCAATAACACACGTATTACCAACATGTGTTCGTAATTGTTCGTTTGGCGCCAGTATACCATATTGCCCCGACGGATTGACTCGAGTTTGTAGCTAACAATCGAATCAAGTTTGTCGTTCCCCTCATCGCTCTTAGGAGGGTCAACCGGTTCTTTTTTATCACTTGGTGGTTGTCCACCATTTTGGCTCCCACGCCCCTGACCTTGGTTAGGGTTCCTCCAAGGTCTGCGCCTCCCACGTCTATTATAGTTTCTGTACCTACAGTTACCACCACCACACTGGCTAGAGCATGTGTTACTCACCGATGATGGCCGTGAATCACAACGCGTTGGCATGTTCAAAGAACATACTTCATTGGACTTCTCGGGCTTAGCATTCGCTATAGGTTTAGTTATGTTTTCTACAATTATTTCGGTTAACATCTCATTATTGAGGTTAATCGGTTGTTTAGTTTGTGTTGTAGTCATGGTTGGTGTTAGATTTAAAAGTGATGGTAGGACATCAGCCCCACTGCCCGTGGAGGGAGGATTCTTAAACCCTTTAGCATGTTGCATCTCCCTTATAGGGTATATGTAATGAAACTACAGATACCCATACTTGGTTAATGTGCTTGCCAGACACAATAAAGCAGCAACAAACGCTGAAAGAAGTAACTGGTTAT